CCCAATGCCGGGAAGTGGAATCGCGCTGCCAATTGCCCCGCCAGCAATGCCGCCTAGCGTAGCGCCAATATTAGACACTGCCCCGCGCAGCATAGCTCCTCCAAAGTTTGATTCTTTGGATGCTTTGTAACCGTTCCAGTAGGGCGTGATTGCGCCCATGTACTCTTCAGGCTGGAAATCTGGAGGGATAAATCCCTTGGATACGGCATTGTCTAAAACCTCTCTAGGCGTACTTCCAAGCGCAAATGGGTTTATGTTTTGGCCGGACTCTCTGGCAATTGCTGTGCGAAGATCAGTAACAAATCCTTCCGACAAATCACGCTTGTCTAAAATAGACTCTTGATCTGCTGTTGTTTGTTTTGGCTGAACATCACCAAATTCAAGTGGTGTAAATGGAACGGCAGAAGACTCTTCTCCGCCAGTAGCTAATGCTTCTGGAGTTGCAACTTCAGACAGTTTGTCTTTTTCAGTCGGCAGGTTTTGATAATCTTCAATTGGCATAATTACTAATCAGTAAGCTTAAGATCTCTGCCTGTATTTTTCTTAAACTGTGCTTTTACAGCTTCTTTTGATTTGCCTTGGCTAATAAATTGTTTTGCAAGATTTGTTTCTTCTTGAATCAATGCTTCTTGCTTTTCAAAAAATGCTTGAGCCATTGATTTTTTGCCAAGAATTACATCTTTTGTAGCAGTCTCGTCCATTCTAGCAGATTTTCTTACTGCTGGACTTTGATCCCTAAATTCAGATGGAGCGTAACCAAGAGCTTGAGTAGCGTATTTTGGGCTTGATTGAGCAGCAAGAATGTTAAATCCGTCGTTTGCTTGGTTTAGCAAGATATCATGCAATGCATCTATTTTTTGTTTAAATGCTTTAATGTTTCCACTGGTTGCGCTAACTCCTACTTTAAGCAAATTTGATGGAGTAAAAAAATTTTCAACAAGTTGGCCTCCAACAATACGACTTACTTCTTGGCTAGACAAAGCATCTGAGCTTCCAACAAGAGCCGTGTTGTACAGCTTTAATTGAGCTAAAAGTTGCGGAGAAATTCTAGCCGCCCACTCCCGTTCACTTTCACCGGGAAGCATATTACCTTCGTCGGCTTGGCTTGAAAACGAAGCGAGTGCTGAAATGTACTGGTTTCTTTTTTGAACTAAAGGAGCTATTTCTTTTTTAAGAAGCTCTACGTTAGGGTTAGCCTTTTCAAAATCAGGCATTTCAGGCACTCGCTGTTTATTAAGCGATTCATAGTATGCTCTACGGCTTTTTATAGCAGCTTCTGGAAGTACAGTGGCGTCTTTAGCAAGTTGCTGGTTGTACCTGACTTCGTTTTCAAGCCTTTGCTTGTCTAATTTTTCTTTTTTAGAAGTCCATGCAATTTCAGGAAACAATACCTCATCACTCTGAGGTTGAATTTGCATTCCGTATCCAGCTTGTTGTTGTGCTAATTGAGGCGCAGGTTGCTGCACGACAGGAACAGGCGGCTGACCTTGTGAAGAAAACACTTGCGTCTGAGGAGCCTGCTGAGGCGCTGCTTGTTGCGCAGCCATTGCGGCCTGAAGCAGCGCAGGATCAATTTGCGGAACTTCTCCAAGTGTAACTGGAGCAGCCTGCCTATAGTAATCTAGTACGGCTTGGTCTTCAGGCATAAGTTAATTAGCTGGTTGAACTAAATCTGGGTTTACGCTATCTACTTGAGTTTGCCTTGCGTAAGCAGCTTTTGCTCTTTCTTGTTCCCAAATGCTGTTATAAGCACGTTGCGAAATTGCGTTTTGCAACTGCATTTGCTGTTGAAAATCCATAATATTCGTAGCCTGCTTAGATAACATTGGAAGTGCTGTTTGGTAGTATGCTGCCTTATCTACGTTGCCAAGCGTGTTGGCATAATTAATAACAGCATCAGCTTTTTCTTGGTTTATAGCTGAACCAAACACGGCAGATCTTGCAGCAGGATCTTTTAGCAATCCTTCCATTGTGCGGCTTGTCTTATTAGCAGCCTGAGCTTCCTGCATGTACGAGCCAAGTGCCCCTGCAAAAGCTTGTCCTATTCCTGTTCCACCTCCCCCGCCACCGCCATATCCTCCGCCTCCGTATCCACCTCCATATCCACCTCCCCCGCCATACCCACCTCCTCCACCTCCTCCGCCACTGTCCATCATTGTGCTCAGCAACATGGTTGGCACCATTCTGCCCAAAATTGTGCCAGTAGCACTTAAGCCTCCTGCTAATCCGCCAGCATTTCCACTGACACCAAGTGCGCTTAATGCTCCTTTTCCAAATGTAGACAAGAATCCGCCACCTGCCGCTCCTGCCGCTCCTGCGGCACCTGCTCCAGCAGCCCCTGCCGCTCCAGCGGCTCCAGCGGCTCCAGATGCACCTGCAGCTCCGGCTGCTCCGGCTGCCCCGGCTGCCCCGGCTGCTCCTGCGGCAGGCGCTGCTAATGCGGCTGCTGCTCCACCAGTCAGCGCGGCTGCTCCAATTAAGCCTACAGTTGTCCAAATCTTCTTTTTCTTTGCTTTCTTGCGTCTTTTCTCTTCCTCCTGAGCTTGCCGAGCCATTTCGTACCTAATCAACGCTTCACGATCAGCAGCACCTTGAGCAGCACCTGCTTGTGTGTAGGCATTGACAAGATTCTGTCCTGCCTGTTCTGGAAACATGTTGGCCGGAGCGGCCATTGATAGTCCTTGCATAATTAGTTTGAGTTAAACTTTATTTAGGCATGATGCCGGGAGGTGTACCAAAAGCTTGCGTATAGCCTGCTGACAAACCAACTCGTTGAGCCTGTTGATTCATTGCAGTTTGATAAGGCAACATATTTAACCCTGTTATGGTTGGGGTAAAGATATTTCCAACATTCACGCCAGCCTGCGCGTACTGGTTCTGAGATTGATTAATACCTGTCTGTAACTGACCTTGAGCTGGAGGCACATTAAAGTATGTACTCAAGATCGGCGACATCATTTGCTGTTGCACGCCTAAAGATGCCGCAGCAATTTGAGCCGCGTTAGCTTGCAATGTATTTGCCGATTGAATCCGATTTGCTTCAGCCTCCCCTCTAGCAAGTGCTTGAGAGAATGCCTGCCCCTGCGCTCCAATGTTGTAGGCCTCTGCGCCCTGTTGTCTAGCGTATGTCTGCGCCAACGCTGGCTGGTACAAATTAGAAATTGTACTTAAAGCTTGTTGGGCAGATGCCTGTCTTTGCAAATAACGCTGGTTTGCCAGTTCTTCACGATTAAGCACCTCGGCAGTGATAGCCTGTGGTCCAAGAGCAACCCCTCTAGCCGCAGCGGCATCACGAGCGGCCTGCGTAGCAAGGTCAATCTGTTCTTGTGTAAGAGTTCGACCAGCGGCTAAATCTGCGTTTGCTTGTTCTGCCAGCCTTTGCGCCCCAGACACGACGCCGGGCATCGTGTTCATGTATTGGTTGACAATCGATTGGTCTATAGTTCCAAGTTTTGACTGCAATTCAGGACCAGCAATTGCCTGCTCAAAAGCAGTTAAATTAGGCCTCTGCGTAGCCTGTTGAGCCATCTGCGCTCCAAGCTGTCCAAGAGACGCAAGCGTGTCTTTTGCGCCCGGAATTGAGGCTAAATACGTTGCTTGATACTGAGGAAGTAGGTCTCTGAATTGCTGAACTTTTGCTTCTTGAACTTTAGCATTAAAAATTGCATCAGCCATTGCAGACAATTCAGCCGGAGACTTGCCAGCAAACTGGGCATCGAACTCGGCTAAAATAGCTTTTTCTGCTGCTGTTGGAGTTGTTTTAGACCTAATTGCGTTAATTTCAGGAGTGTCTAAAGCAAATTGAATGTTCTTTAACGCCTGCTCGCGTTGCGCTTTACCTGTAACTTCCGCAAAAACCCCAGCGTATTGTTGCTCTAATTGTGCGCTAGATTTAAGAGCAGCAGCGGTGGCCGCTGTGTTTTTTTCAACGACTTCAACTGCCGATGGGGGATTAGCAGACTCAACTCTATCTGCCAATGCAGGAAGGTTTGCAAAACTTCCTAGGTTTTTAAATCCAGCAGAATTTACCGATACACCATTTGCAGCAAAAGCACTTCTTGCAGAGGTGTTGTATTTTGTTTGATTTAAAGCTAAAAGCGTTTTCGCATTTGCTTTTCCTCTAGAACTGTAATCGCTACTTGATTGAATTTCTTTAAGCTTATCATTTGCGGAATTAAAAGATTCCCAATATGCAATTAGCGCGTCTTTGTCTTTAAAGCTTTCGCGATCAAGTGCCTCAATAATTAAATCGCTAGGAATGTCGTGTATTTTACCTCTGTTGACAGCCCAAAGTTCACCTGTGTCTGTCCACTTACTTCCGTTCCACTTCCATCCAAATTCTCTATTTTCTCCAGTTTTAGTTACAAGAATATTCCCATTTTTGTCTTCTTTAGTATCAACAATTTCTTGTCCAATATAAGCTCCGGGATCAGTTGGCTTTGGCATAAAATAATTTGATTAAAACACACCCCAATGAGCAGGAAGTGTGGGGTTATCTTGTAGTGCAACAATTGTAAATGATTGAGTGCCAGAAGAGGCAGTTGCTGTTGCAATATTAGTTGCAGATCCACTTGATTGAAAATTAATAGTCGAGCTAGTTCCAAACGTGACTTTAAACTGAAAAACAACTCCTTGTTTTGATGTTGCTGGCAGTTTGATTGTTGTGACAGATGAGGCGTTTAAAGTGTATTTAAAATATCCAGACAGTGAGGTTAGATCAGCTAAAGTAATTGTTTGCGTGCCAGAATAAGCAGCGGGAGCTGAGTATGAGGCAAAAGGCAATGTGGCAATAGCAATAGAACCCGCTCCGTTTGTCACTGTAATTCCGCTACCAGCAGTTAGCTTGGCCTTAGCAAACCTAGTGGTTGCAGTGTTGCCTATAAGCAAGTCACCATTTGTGGCATTTGCTAGCACTCCGCCTACAGCCTGATCTACAGTGGCTTGTTTAAGCAATCCAGAGTCAGCAATAGCAATCCTTACAGTGGCCGGATTTGCGTTAGTAGCTAAATTAGGTTGATCAGTAATCGACCCAACATTTAGCGTAGCATCTCCAACATGCTGATTTAAGTTATCAATTGTAACTAAAGAATTAGAGGTGGAATAATTGTACCCCTTATTAATTTGCGCCATACGTCACTCCTGACTAATCATTGGTCGATTTGCTGCTATTGAATGCACAGTAACACCTTTTAAAGCAGGTCTTCCAGAAGAAAATTGAATTGTAAAATCAATCGAAGATCCACGCATTGCTACCCTTGGCCGCAGTGTTCCATCCGTAGCTCCGCTAAATGTGTACGCCAAGATCTCCTCTGAAGCATCCGGGTCATGCGATGTTGCAGACAACTTTACTGTGTCTGCAAAGACATTATTGAACTGAAACTCAGCCCGGCTGAACCGTTTTTCGCTTAAAGTGTTAGATGTAAACTCTCTTGTTCGCACAAAAGCATTTATCTCGCTGAGCGCAGCTCCGGCATTTAAGTCGATTGGAAGGTTTGCTGGCAAAAACACGCCATCAGCATCAGATGTGTATTGGTCGCCTAAATCATTCTCGCCTTCAAGAAACACGCCTCCGTACTCTTCTGGTTGCGATCCATTAAAGTCAGTCAGTATTAAAAGTCTCTTTTCGTACAAGTAAGCGGACACAATCAAATTGTCTGCATTTAATCCGTGCGGATAAACGTCAATGCTTTCCCAGTTCTTATTCAGAAGATTGTAAATCAAGATCCGATTGTTCCTGCTTTCTACAGGGCTTGGATCAATATCTTCAACGACTGGAACGGCAATGTAGAACCTGTTGTTGTAGTAGTTTGCTACAGAATTTGCGGCTTTACTGTAGTCAAGGTTATCAAAGAAGTCTGCAATCCCTTCACTTAACGGCATCGTGTTGCCGATAACCTTAAGGTCAAGTTGCGGAGTTAAAAGGTAGACACCCTTGGAAGACAAAAACAAGACATACTGCCCAGCGTTAACAATGCTTCTTCTTGCTATGCAGCCAAGCTCGTTTGTGACGACGGTGATTTGACTTCTGTCTGCATCTGCAATGTTGAATCTCGGATCTATAAACGCCAAGTTGATAGAGTTCCGCATGAAGACCAGAAACTGGTTTTCAATCCACGGTAAGAACCCAACTATCCAGTCATTGCCACCCTGATTGATCAGAAAGACGTTGAGTTGAAGATCAAACTGCTCAGACAAAACATCACTGACAGATATTTGCTGGTTTGCAGTTTTGACTACAAGCCTATTCTGGAAGTATATGCCAAAGTCCGCTGGAGGCACAGATACTGTCTTAAACGTAAGCGCAGTGCCGCTACTTGGATTTGTGTACTTCTGAGAAGCAACAGTAACATCTAAAGTATTTGAGTCCCAAATAAACGGAGGCTTGCCTCGTATTGTCGTAAATCCAGTGAGCGCAGTGTTAGCGGCAAACACGCCTCCAGTTGTGTTGTAGAACTCAAATGTAAAAGTGTTAAAATCAGTTACAGTGATGATGTAATTTTCATCTAAAGCAGACTGCGTTCTAAACGTAGAAGATCTTACCGTAACCTCGTCTCCACTAGCATATCCATGATTAGAAGATGTGGTTACAGTTACAGTTCCAAAAGCGTTGTTATTGATAGCCGAGTTTGTAACCGTAGCGGTGAACACAGTTGCATCAGCTTGCCCTCGAAAAATAAACAGCTTGTTTAAAGCCTGAACAGCATCGACTGTTTGCCCCGCATCAATGCTTCTTGTAAAATTATACGGCCCTAAAGTGTCAGCGGCATATCCGCTTTGAGCAGGCCGAAACAAATACAAGCTGTCTGTAAAAATTAACGCAACATTGTCTCTGCCTAGTGAATCAACCCACTTGGCTGACCCTACCATTGTCAGACTGTTTAGATCTGGATCAGTAAGCCGCTTGCAACCTTTTCTTGGCTGTGCAATTCCACGCTGAAGCCTGACATTTTGGGCAGCTTGCAAGATGCCGGGAGGCAGCATTGCAGGGTCTAACCGTGAGGTAAACCCTGTGTAACTGTTGTCTGATTCAGTTTGTGGTTGAGATGGCATTAAGAGATGAGCTTACTTAACTTGTCTACAATTCGCTGAAGATCATCACGAAGTTCGATCATGCGCTCATTGTGCATGTCTTCTCCTTCTTCTTCACCCATATCCTCCTCGTACTCGCCTTCTTCTTCGCCATAGCCGCATTCAGAGCAACAGCCATCAGACTCAAGTGGAGACTCACATTCTGGACAGGATCTTTCCTTCTTGCCTCCCATAGGGCTTCCAAGGATCATCAACAGTGTTTTTGCGTCTGGCTTAGGCATATGCTTGTTCGAATAAAGCGGCTTCTGCGTCTCTGCGTTTCCGTAACCCAGCCGTATCAGGCCACAGACGTTTCATTTTGCGAAGTAATTCAGGTATATCAGAGTACTGCTTGTTTATCAAACATGCTTTGATGTCTGACATTTCAATTCTGCGCTCACCGTTAAGCGATCCTCCACGGTTAAAGATAAGGCTTAAAAGCGCAGAAGCGGCATCTGGATGCAAGTTCTCAGCTTGCGGATAAGTTCGAAGCATCATCAGGTAGAATCGAGGAACTGTATGTTTATTGAACACATTAACGGCAGCTTCCCAAGGAATCTCGATGTCTTTGACAGTTGGCAGAAACGCCATAGCGGCCCGTCCCTTGAGTCCACAACATGTCTTTAGCGGTTCAATAGCTTCCTCATCAAGCAGTGTACCCCAATCGCTACAGAGCTGACTAACAGTGTTGTAGCCGCAATCCCAACCAACGCCAATAGTGACCCCTGACTCAACTCCGGGCCATGAGGGTCGTTTAAGGTTTTTTTCATAGTATGCGCGTCCACCAGTCTCCTGATTGACGATAAATTCTAGCCCTTTCTCTGAAAGGTTCATTTCCATAAAATCTTGTACAGCTTGGTAGTTGTGTAAATGATAGCCAGCACGCCACTAATAATGCGGATTGTCTGCTCTACTTCAGACAACGACAACGCAATTGCGGCTACGTTTACGCCTAGAACAGATCCAACCTCCTTAAGATCGTCTAACATTTCGCTTGGGCTTTCCATTGGATTTGGGAGTTAATGGTTTTTTTGGCGCAGGCTTAACTGGATCCGAAACTGTTGAAAACCAAGACAGCCACACATAATTACAGGCTACACCTATGTTCAGGATAAACTCTGTGACTGGCGGTTCTTGATGTGCAAAAATATTAGCTACCGAGCCACAGATAGTCACCGCAGTTGCAATCTTACATAGGTGAGCTGCGTATTTGTGTCTGTAAATAGCACTGTCTTCGTGTCCGAATATCTTCAGCCACAAATGGATCGCGCTTATAGCCAGAACGCTATTTGCGAGTGCGTTTAATAGGACTAATGGACTTAACGTCATGGCTGGCTAAAAGTTTTTCAGACAAGTTTTCTACAGCTCGCAAACCACAAAACCCAAGAAGAAACCCGGCGGCATACCCATACTGAGGTTCACCATCCAAGTGTGCAATCTTCAAGATAAGCGGAGTCACATAGTTTGCACTAGCAGCCCCACCAATCAACGATGCAATGGTACGTCCAATGTTCTGCCCAGCTTGTTTAGACGACATTAAGATCGCTCCAAAGAGGCCAGCAACAGCAAGACCAATATCAATACCAGCATCTTTAAGGTTCATCTATGTTGAGCCTGCTTTACGGCAGATACAGCATTCAATAGGTCAAGCTCAAGCCGTTGGTATCGAGCATCTGAATGCCACTTCTGTGCCGTTGGCGCAGTGTACGTTTGTCCAGCGTGAAGCTCAAGGATTTCCTTGCTAGGAGGATACAAGTATCTTGCTGGAACGGATGAATCTTTCGCGCAACCTGTCAGCAACAGCATCATTGCCAGCAGCCCTAGCTGCCAATATTTGATTCTCGATGTCATCGCAGTAGTTGGCTATGTCACGCTCCAGTTCCCAAGATGCCCTCTTAGCCTTGATCTCCAACCACAGGCGTACTATTTGCAGCAGGCTTGGTATCATTTGATTCCTTTCGGAAGACGTTGATCATCCCGATTAGTGCCAGTCCAGTCGTCAGAATGGCTTCCTGCATCTCTGGGTGCAACCTCAGGCCAACTGCGGTAAGTAGCGCAAACAAACCGCGCCATGTGGATGGCTCTTTGAGCCGTTCTAGTAGGTACTTCATAAAATTAGCACTTCCAGCGTTTAAGGCTTGCCTTGGCTCGTTCTGCTGGGCCTTTGGCGTTGCGAACAACTCCAGCCATGCGAGCGCAGAAACTCTTCTTGCGTCCAGCGTCAGCCTTTGTCTTTGGATTAGGAGCAGGAGCCTTGAGGTTGCTGCCTGTGGCTCGGTTGTACTTGGCTCGACCTTTGGCTGTCAGACCTGCGCCTTTAGACACAGGCAACTTCTCGCCTCGGCCAACGGATAGAGATGTGGATTTTCTAGGCATTAGTAAAAGTATGTTGTGATGATTGCTGCTCCAGATCCCCCTGCTCCTCCTGCGCCTGAGTTCCCAACATCGTCTACTGCTGCTCCACCACCTGCTCCACCACCTGCCGGGAATCCTCCACTTCCGCCAGCGCCTGCATTTCCAGTTATCGAAGAACCGCCAGATCCTCCGCCAGACGCACCACATGGGACGCCAGTTGTTGGTAGTGCAGTCATTGAAGTTCCATTTCCTCCGTTTCCGTTAATGCTTCCCCCAGCGCCACCTGCATAGTTCAACAATGGAAATCTTCCGCCTGCCGCTCCAGTACTTGCTACGTTGGCACTAGTAATTCCAGCGCCTGCTGCGCCACCTCCACTTGCTTGCGTGCAAGTTGTTCCTGTTGTAGATGGAGTTCCGTTAACCCCATTTGACCCAGTAGTACTTGCTCCGCCCCCAGTATTTCCACCAACGCCACCTCCGCCTGCATTTCCTGCTGCATTGGTTCCGCCAGATCCACCATTTCCACCAAAAAGCGATACATGAGGAGTAAGTGGAGGACCAAACGATGTAATTCCACCTTGGCCTCCAGCCAATCCATTAGTGCTGTTTGTAGCCATGGATGCTCCAGCGGTTCCGCCTGCACCAATAGTTACCGTCTCGGTTGCACCCAAAATTGATGCATCGAGAATGCTGTCGTAGTACCCCCCTGAGCCACCTCCGCCACCCCCGCACCTGATTGTTCCAGCAAGTCCCTTTCGACCGGATCCGCCGCCTCCTCCGCCACTCCAAAGCTGAACTCGAACTCGCTTTGCTCCAATTGGTTTCTGCCACGCTGCTGTTCCTACAGTTGAAAAAACCTGAACATCTTGAGATGTAAACGCAATGCTCGAAGCAGCAGTCAACCTACCTTGAGCATCTACAGTTAACGCGGCAATTTGCGAGGAAGAACCGTAAGATCCAGCCGTAACTGATGTGTCTGCCAAAGACAACGTCCTATTTGCTGTCAAGTCGCCACCACCAGATAACCCAGTTCCAGCAGAAATCGTCCTCGCCGTAGGCACGCCACCAAGGTTGGTTAGCGAAGTTGATGGACTGGCAACATCAGACAGATTGTTTGCAGACAACAACGATCCGGCGGCAGTTGTAAGGCCGCCCACATTTAGCGTCCACTGACTATACGATCCAGAGCCAGTGTGCTGAGTAACATCAACGACAATTGTTGTTCCCGAGTAGGAAGACACAATGCCATGCATGTGATTGTTTGAATCAAAAACAATAGTGATGTCTTGGGTTGGCGTGTAGCTAAGACCAGCCTCGACTGTAAATGTCTTTGTACCGCCACTGAGTGAGTTTAATGTTGTGGACGTCGTCAGGTAACGATCACCCGAATTAGACATCACAAA